CCCACCATTCTTCCCACCATTCTTCCCACCGTTCTTCCCATTCTTCCCACCGTTCTTCCCATTCTTCCCACCGTTCTTCCCACCGTTCTTCCCGCCGTTCTTCCCACCGTTCTTCCCGTTCTTCCCACCGTTCTTCCCGTTCTTCCCACCGTTCTTCCCACCGTTCTTTGGCCCCTACTTCCCATACTTTAAGGGACCATTCTTCCCAAGCTTTGGACCATTCTTCCCAGGCTTTGGACCATTCTTCCCACCGTTCTTCCCAGGCTTTGGCGGAGGACCATTCTTCCCAGGCTTTGGATACTAGTAAAATATAGTTTAATATGAGAGGGGGCACTCAAAATGCCCCCTCTTTTGCTATTGTTTATAAAAATTGTATATGCTACAATTTATACAAGTGTATAGGAGATGTTATGGAATGGTATGATTTACCAAGAATAGAAAAAACAAAAAAAAGATTAGATACCCAAAAGATACAAGATGACGTAGAAGTTATTAATTTAGATTATGGAATCAATTTGTATCGAAATGCTATAAATAAAGAAGACTGTAATACAATTATAAATCTTATTGAAAATGAGATCTCCCTTGGTATTCCAAAAATACAGTGGAATGAAGCTAGCGTTAACGGCAAAGAAAGAACAACTCATGCTAGAAACTGCTATGATTTAAAGTATAAAAAAGAAGCGTTAGGAACATATATACCAGAGAATGAGGCTCTTGCTAAAGCTCACGACATGGTTAATGATAGATTAGATGTAACTTTGAGGCATTATGAAAGCTTATGGCATTTTAATATTAAGTATAAAGAAGCTTTTAATTTTGTTAAATATTTACCAGGAGAATATTTTAAAATTCATGCAGATCATGGGCCATTCTATACATGTACGGTTTCAGCTGTTGTTTATTTAAATGACGATTACGAGGGCGGAGAGCTTGAATTTCCTAGACATGATTTAACAATAAAACCAAAAGCTGGAGATATTATGTTATTTCCTTCAAATTTTGTTTATGAACATGCCTCTTTAAATATAAGATCAGGAACAAAATATGCTGTTGTAATTATGATGGATTACAACGATAGGTATCATAAGAGTCCAGGAAGCGAAGGCGGATATTAATAAAATAATTTTTTCTGCATTCAGGCCATGGCTAACTAAGTTTAGTCCGTCTGTACCAGGGACAACGCACTCAGTAATGCCTAAATGGTATAAAGATGCTGATCGATTTGCCAAAATGCCAAATGGTGAATATTATAAGGCAACAAAAGAAGTTTGCCCATTTCCAAAAGAGGGTACAAAAGATGACTACGGGTACATCCCAACTTGGAAGGCTTGCCCAGCAGTTATGGATGCCTTTATTACTGGCTATGTTTTTAAAACACCATGTGATATAACATTTTATAAAGATACAAATGGTAAAATCAATGTAAGGATAGACGATAAAAGAAATATGGGATTCTGTACAACTAGAACTCCAATGCCCCAGTTTGAGCATCCAAAGGGTTATTACAAAGAACATTTTGCTTGGTATCCTGATTGGGCACTAGAGGTCCCAGAAGGTTATAGTTGTTTGTATATGACTCCGATGAATAGATTTGATTTACCATTCCTAAATACTACTGGAGTTGTAGACAATGATAGTGTTCATCTATCTGGTACTTTCCCGTTCTTCTTAGTAGAAGGTTGGGAGGGAACTATCCCAGCAGGAACACCTTATCTTCAAATTCTTCCTTTTAAAAGAGAAGATTGGCAACATGAAATAAAGTTTTTGTCTCAAAAAGATATGCATGACAAGATGACTGAAAATATGAAATTTTACCGTCAACCAGATGGCGGAGTGTATAAGAGCAAGGTATGGAATAGGAGAGAGTACAAGTAATATGCAAACTTGGTCAGGTAAAGAGTCTCTAGGCAACGGAATTGTTGTTTATAGGGATGTTATTAAAGAAGAGCTAGATGTAATTAATCGATTAGAAAATATTTTAAGTCCAGTTAATTCTGGAGCTAAGTATGCATGGCAACCAGCCTATGTTGGATACCAACAGCTTATGCCAGATTATAGAGATTGTGTAGATTTTAAGTTTAAGAAAACTGATATTCAATATGACAAGAGCGAAGAATCTTCAAAACTCCAGGCTTTGTGGCAGGATGTTTTTGATGTTCAGTCTGCAGCTGTCAACGATTATCGTAAAGATTATAACTTAATGGATTTAAAGTATTGGGAAGCATTTAATTTTATTAAATATGGACCAGGACAGCACTTCATGGAACACCATGACCACGGCTATTCATATAATTGTACAGTATCACTAGTTGCATATGTTAACGATGATTATGAAGGGGGAGAGCTATATTTTAGATTACAGAATCTTAACATAAAACCAAAGGCTGGAGATCTTTATATATTCCCATCTAACTACATGTATCCTCATCAAGCAAAACCAGTTACTTCTGGAACCAAGTATTCTATTGTAACAATGCTGGACTATAGTGGAAAGTTTCACACTCAAGAAATGTATGATCCTAAATGGGAGAGTGAGCCAAGTGCAGGTTAAAGCCTATAAACATGCTGGTCATAGAGTCAAGATAGAACAGACTAGGGTAAAAAGAGATTGGATGGACGCAACCGATAATGCTCATGCATATAAGTGTTTTCCAGTCAGTTTAGCAAATACAATAGGTTGGTCTATATCCTTGTTAGATGATGTAGAGTTTATTTGGGATGGCATATCTAATTCAAGCGCAGAGCACGTTAAAGTTCTTAAAGATCCAGGAGGATTCTGTAGCACTCAGAGATCAAATGGAACCATTAGCTTCTATACGGGAATATTCTTTGAGACAGATAAAAATACCTCTATGCTTCAGATAGTTCCTCCTAATTATTTTATAGACGGAGCAATGCCATTTACAACTATAATCTCAACTTCATTTTTTCAAGAGGCCATACCAGTAGCATGGAAGATAACAAGACCTAATACAAAAATTACTATTCCAGCTGGAACACCTATAGCAACTTTTATACCTATATCTTTAGGAAAATATAACGAGGTTGAATTGGAAATTCAGGATAAAGTGTGGCCAGAGATGTCTTGGCAGCAAAAAGAAGAAAGAAATAAAGTTTGGAAAGAAATAACTATGCAAGGCAAATTTACTAATTTTTACAGAGACGGTGTAGAGTACGACGGCACAAAGTTAGGAGATCACGAATTAAAGGCCATAAGGCTAAAAATTAATGATCTTTCTACACCTATAGAGGAGTGATATAATATTAATATGGAAAAGATGAATGTAAATCATTTAGATCAGGTAACAAAATCTATAACTCCTTCTGGTTTTTTTGGGACGAGTAAAGACAATATTGTTGAGCTAGAAAACTTTATGACCGAAGAAGAAATAGACTTTTTAGAAAATGCTGCTAAAAATATAACCATTTGGGATTATACGGAAAGTCACGTTAATGAAAATGGAACTACTATATATGATGCTAATTATTGGAAAGATAGAGTAGCAACCAGACCCTCATTAGACAAAAATGATCCAAAAATTGGTCCAGTTATCGAGGGTTTGTTTCAAAGACTTCAACCAGTAATAGAAAACTTTTTTAATGTTAGAGTTCAACCAACTGGTCAAACAATTGTAAGATGGCTACCTGGACATATCCAGAAGCCTCATGCTGACAAAGAGCTTCATGATGGTCCTGATGCAGGACTACCTAATGATTTCCCTTATTACGACATAGCTAGTTTGTTTTACTTAAATGATGACTATGAGGGTGGAGAAATTTATTGGCCTCTACAAGGAGTTAGCATTAAACCTAAAAGAGGAGCTGCATATTTCTTCCCAGGTGATATGAATTATATTCATGGAGTTACTGAAATAAAAGGAAATATAAGATATACAGTGCCATTCTTCTGGACAATATTAGAGCATACTGGCGCAAATAAACCAGAAGCCAACAAAGAATACTATAGAACCTTGCTAGATCCAGAAATGCGTGGCAAGAAGCTTTATGAAAGCGTTTATGAGGAGTAATTATGTCTAACTATATCAGATTAACTAAAGATATCTTGTTGTACGAAAACTTTTTGACCAAAGAAGAGTCTCAAGCAATTATTGATGTTATGGAGGCTCAAGTTAAAAATGAAAAACTTTCATGGACACCAATTACGTTCTATGAGTCATATTCATCCGTACTTCCTCAAGATGGTGATGAGGAGTTAGAACAATTTGGTTTGCCTTCTGACTTTTTTTCTATTCTACAGAATAAAATAATTAGTGCTGTCGCAGAGGTTCATGGCAAGCCTACTTCTGATATTCACAAAATTGGTTTTCATGCTCAAAAATGGGAGCCAGGTGCTTTTGCAAAAGAACACTCAGATAATACTGATCTAGAAGGAAATACTGGACCATTTGAAAGAAGTAGATATGCCGCATTCCTTTACTTAAATGATGAATTCGAAGGTGGTCTTCTAAAGTTTAATAAACAGGATCAGCTAATTCATCCAAAAACAGGGGCACTTGCAGCATTTGCTGGCGGGTTTGACAACACTCATGAGGTAACAATGATTACTTCTGGAATTAGATACACGCTTGGATCATTCTGGGATGATAGAGATCAGAGTGCTTATCCTCAAGAAACAATTGATGCTTGGGATGCAGAAATGAAAAGAATTAGAGAAGAGCAAGAGGTTATAAAAGCTGGTTGGCAAGATGCACTAAAAGAAGGATACAAGTTAGATCCAGATGGAAATAAATATAAAATGGAGGAAAGCGAATAATGCAACTAGAAGAAAGATTACATGAAAATGTTTACATGTATTCAGATGTGATTGAGAATCCTCAAGAAATTATTGATCTGATCAATAAGCTGGATTCTGACGAAAGAGTTCATAAAGTAATTCCTAAATGGAATAATTGGAACTCAAGCAGTAGAGATGGAAACATCTTTGGAAAGAAAAAGGATTTTAATCTTTCTGAAGTGGAAAATCTAGACCCAGAAGTTAGAAAAGATGTAGACCTCATTATATCTACAATTAGAAATGCAATTAGAAATATTGCAGAAGCCTTTATCGTAGATAGAGGATTGAAAGG